ACTATAATGTTTTATATATAACCATAATAATATGTAAATTAAAGACTTATTTATTACTATAATGTTTTATATAAAAATGATTTCAATATTTTATTATATTTAATTATATTAATATATTTAATTATATTAATATGGAAAACTATGCAATTAATATATTATTTAAAAAACGTGTTTCATACATTAATGAACTTGATATTGAAACATTAGTTATATTTAATCAAAAAATATCAGATCAAATTAAACAAAATAGTAATATTAATTATAAAAATAAATTATTAAAATTAGAAGAACGTATTATAAAACCATTAATTAATAAAAATAGTAATAAATTATATGAAAAATTAGTTGAAATATTAAATAATAATTTCGATATAGGCGAAGAAGATGAAATATATGAATTATTTACAACTGAAGTTACAAAATATGTAATAATGTGTATAAATAATGAAAAATTTAATTTAGATAAATTAATATGGTCTGATATTTTAATTCGGAATTACTATGGGGATGGTAATTCAAATGATATAATAGAATCAATAATAAAACGAGGAAAAAAAATAGATATAAAACTTTTTTTTAGCGGATATATAAATTTTTTTTCGAATGTTTATGATGTTAATAGTAATGGTTTCTTGCCTTTTCAATTATATAGATCTATTATAACTATAGATAATATACCAGATGTAATAGATGATTCAACTTGCAAAATTATTAAAGATAATTTTACATTAAATTATACAAATACTGATAAAATACGTGGATTTTTTTATACAGGACCCGTAATAGAATATGATTTTAATGATAATGGTATATTTGTAACAGATAACAGTAAATTGAAAGTAATAGTAAAAATATTAATGAATTGCAAATCCTTAATGTTGATAAGTGAATATTTAAAAGAAACACCAATATTTGATTTAAATGATGAAAATGCTTTATATTTTGTAGGTAAATTTGAGGAAGAGAATAGATTAGTATATGAATTACAAAAAGAAGAATTTAAAAAATTATTAAAAGAAGAATTAAAAACTAGAATCGATAGTAATATACGTTTTAATATAAGATTACGAAAAATAATAGAATTACATACAAATAAAACAAATATAATAGATATGAATGTTAATTCATATGAAAAAAAATTAAAGAAAGTAATAGATGGTAAAAGTATTAGTAAATCATAAAATTTATTTATTTACTATAAATGCCTTATATAAATAAATTATTTCAAAAAAATATATCAAAAGATTTGAAATACTTTTCTAAATTCGATAACTTAATTGAAAATGCAAAAAAACAAGATAAATGTAAAAATAAGCATTGTAAAGATCTTATTCAAGCTGTTGAAAATGAACGTAAAGAAAATGCAAAATATATTTTAAATTATTATGCAAAATCAAAAGCACATAAAGAATTTTTAAAGAAACAAAATGAATATAAAAAAATTACAGATATGAAAGAACAAATTAGATTAAATAAATTAAACTTAAAAGAATATCATAATACAAAAGAATATAAAGAATTTAATAAAAAAACAAAGGATTCAATAAATAAAAAATTACTAGATCAATGTGGATTTAATAATTGTAAGGATTTATATAAAAAAGAAATAAATATAAGATTGAAAACATTTACAAAAGATAAAATTAAAATACCAAAAGATCTTACATATAATGATTATAGTAAGATTATTAAAAAGTAATTTTATTTGTTATGATTTTAAGCATTAAATTGAAGATATTATTTAATATATTTTTACAAAAAATATAATAATTAATATCAAATGAATAAGCTATAATTTCTTTAGTTGAATATCTAAAATTATATATAATAATTGCTAAACAAATAATTATTTCTATACAAATAATTGTTTTATAACTACTAAATGTATTTATATTACTATGATTTTGTTCAAAATTAACTATATAACTACTAAATGTATTTATATTACTATGATTTTGTTCAAAATTAACTATATAATCACAAATTATTTTACACATTTCATATTTATCACCTTCAAAAGATTTAGTTCCAATATCAATTCTCTGTATAAATTTTTGTTTGAATATTATTATTAATGCTTTTTCAGTAATATCACAATTTTCACATTCTAATTGTATAATTAATTTAGTTCCGTTTGAATAATTTTGAATTCGTTTAAGATTTTCTTGTTTTGTTTTTCCAAGTTTATATATATTTTCTTTTGTTTTTATAAACTCTCGTTCTTGTAATAAATAAATGTATTCCATCATTAATATGATATGATGTTAATATCATTTTTTACTATTTGATTATAATATAATCAACTTGTAAAGAATGTGTAGATCAAACATTTGTTAATATAATTGTAAAAAAGATATGTGTAATAAAAACACAATCACAAGAAGTATCATTTTTATATATTTATAATTTCTTCACATCTTTTTTCTATAAGTCTTTCCATTTCATTATCAAATGTCATCATCATTTTAGATAAAATGCCGTGTTCCATTTTTTCAATAAAATGTTTTTTATTAACATTATTTTTGTTTTTTTCATTATTTGTTAATTTCATTTCAATTCTCCAAAATGACAGCTCTTTTGCATATCTCTCAATTTGTTCATCTCTACTAAAAATATTGAGTGAGTAATCATAAGAATTTGTCTGCATATATTCGTTGTGTTTTCTTCTAAATGCTTTGTCTAATTTATAAAAATCTTTAGATGATAAATTGAAATCTTTTTCATTAAGTCGTCCGTTCAGTCCGTTCATAATTATATAATAATTATATATGTTTAAATCATTTTTTTTATTTAGCTTTCAATCTATCGGTTTTTTTCTTTCTCTTGATGGTGTTTTATATGTAAGATCTAAATTAACCAACTTAAGAATGGTAGGTGTTGTAGGTATTTTATTACCTTTTTTAACTTGTGCTTTTCTGGGATTTTTAGTTTGTTTTTTGATATATACTTCATCTTCATCATCTTCTTTATCAACAGTTCCATCACCTGTAAAACAAATCTTACAAGTGTAAGGATATATACAACTGGTATAATAGTAATAAGGTTTCTTTGAACAGAATTCATTCATATTATAATAATCATATTGATTTTGAATGTCTTTATTTACAATGTAACAAAATATACTACCTTTATAAGAATGTATTACAATATATTTTGGTAATATAGAATTGAATATATCTATAATATATTTATCACCTTGAAAATCATTATTTCTACAATCATCAAATCTAAATCGCAAATGTTCTGTTTTTTACAATCTTTACATTCATATCCATATTTATTATCTTCAATCCATCTTATATTACATACATTACATTTTTTAAAGTCTGTTTGTCCTAATATTTTTCTTATAAGGATCTCCAAGATATTTTGGTCTCCATTCCATTCTTTCCCATACATTTGTAACCAAGTTTGTAATTCTTTAATATATTTCTTTTGTAAGCAATCATCACATTCTTCTTTACGGATACATTCTAATTTAATTTGTTCTTTATTTATACTATTTATACTATTTATTATTTCTTTAGCATCAAATTCAAACCAAGGTTCAGGACGAGCATCATTTATAGTTTTATGTGAGTTATATATTTCAAATATAGTAAATATATTATTTTTATAAATAACAGCTAAGTCGGCTATTTTTAGAGAATTATTGAAATCAAATCTATATTCTATTTCAATATTACAATTCTTCAACTTTGAAACATTCCAATTATATATATCACAATCACAAGAACAGCATTTGCGAATTATTTTTGATTTAATACCAGTTTCTAAAATTTGCTTTAATGCTAACTTAGCATCTTTATGAATTTGTGTTTCATTCGGATTATTATAATAATTACAAGGATTATCATTTTTATAATGAGCAAAGTGATATATTCTTTTTGTACCTTGTTTTGTAATTAAATCATTATTACATTCAGGACATATATATTCTTCTTTTGTTATTTGCTAATTTAGCACAACAATATTTATTTGTTAATTTATTAATTGCACTCAAGTTAGGTATATGAGATGACATTTGTAATATAACTGATAATAATTAATATATTTTTATATATAATATATCATTTTTATATTTTTATACATATTTTTACTTTGTAACAGTATATAAAAATTATGTACTGTATATTATATAGAACTAAAAATGAAATATTTAGAAATTGATATAGATAAATTATATATATCAGATGTTAATGTTCGAAAAACATTAGAATCTGAAGAAGATGAAACAGGAATCAGTGATTTAGCAAATGATATCAGAGAAAATGGATTAATTAATCCCATAACCGTTAGATTAGATTTTAACGGTAAGTATGAAATTATAGCTGGTCAGAGAAGATTCTTAGCAATCAAATTATTAAAAAATAAATTGATATCTTGTCATATAATTGACGTATCAACTCAAAAAGCAGAAGAAATTAGTTTAGTTGAAAATATTCAAAGAAATCAAATGACAATGTTAGATAAAGTTAAATCATATACAAAATTATATATTGTATATGATGGTGATATTGATAAAGTTATTAATTCTATTCATATTTCACGAACAACATTACAAAAATATCTTAAAATTAAAGAGTTACCAGACAATATACTTAATTTATTAGATAAATCTGGTGAAGAAAAAATTACAATAGATGTTGCTGTTGAACTCACAAAATTACCAAAAAATATAAATCCTGAAGTTGTCATTAAAGAAATACAAACGTTAACATCCCAACAAAAAATATCAGCAATCAAAACGTTTATATCAAAAGATTGTGAAAATATTAAAGATTTACAAGATATTAAAGAAGATATTGCTATACAACAAAACAATATAAAGTTCGCACCATCATTCCCATATGTTATAGATGATAAAAATGATAAATATGTTCGTATTCCTGAATTGTTATACAAAGACATAATTAATTTAATTCAAAATAAACAAGGATATGTTGAATATGTATAAATTTATTTTAAAATAATTCATTTATATCTCTGTTAAATTTTTCAATATTTTCTGCAAACTTTTTTTTACATTTTCATTATAGAAATGTTTAATCTCATCATATGTATAAATACAGTTTTTTTCTTCCATAATTATATAGATTTTATTATGTAATTTATCATTTTTATATAAAAATGATATATCACCTATCCGTTATAATATTAAATGATTTTACCTACAATATCCATAGAACAAAATAATATTATTGAACAATTAGCATTAAATAACAATGTAGTTGTTGATAGTGTAGCGGGTAGTGGAAAGACTACTAGTAACTTACATATTGCATCTTTCTTTAGTAATATGAATATTCTATTATTAACTTATAATAGCAAATTAAAATTAGAGACTCGTGAAAAAGTTCAAAAACTAGGAATAAAAAATATTGAAGTTCATAGCTATCATTCTTTTTGTGTAAAATATTATAATAATAAATGTTTTACTGATACTACTATCAAAAAAATAATCAAAAATAAAAGCAAACCATTAAAAACTTTCAATTATAATTTAATTGTATTAGATGAAGGTCAAGATATTAATTATCTTTATTATGAATTAATCTGTAAAATATACAATGATAATATTAATATAAATACACAATTGTGTATTTTTGGTGATAAAAAACAATCTATATTTGATTTTAATGGTGCAGATGAACGTTTTATTGAATATGCTACAGAAATATTTAATTTTAATCCATCTTATAATTGGATAAAATGTAATTTACCTACAAGCTTTAGAATAACACATGAAATGTCATTATTTATTAATAAATGTTTATTACATAATAATCGTATTATATCAACAAAAATAACGAATAATAAACCTCGTTATATTATATGTGATACTTTTGGTAATGATATTAAATCAAGAACTTTACAAGAAATTAAGTATTACTTAAAAAAAGGTTATAAACCAAGTGATATATTTGTATTAGCATCATCTATAAAAAGTCAATCATCACCTGTTAGACAATTAGAAAATAGAATTAAATTAACAATGCCAGAAGTATTAGTATTTGTTCCTTCAAATGAAAATGAAATTGTTGATGAAGAAATGTTAAAAGATAAAATAGTATTTTCAACTTTTCATCAAACAAAAGGATTAGAAAGAAAAGTTGTAATTATATTTGGATTTGATGCATCATATTTTAAATATTATAAAAAAGATTCTAATCCTAAAGTATGTCCAAATGAATTATATGTTGCTACTACAAGAGGAATAGAACATTTAACAGTCTTTCATCAATATACAAATGATTATCTACCTTTTGTAAATCAACGTAAATTACATAGATATTGCTATTTTGAAGAAAATAGACCTTTAAATATTAAAGAAATTATTACAACAAATAATAATATTATTACACCAGTTACTGATTGTATCAGCTTTTTACCACAAGATATTGTTGATAATTGCTTTAATCAATTAGTAATTAAAGAAAATGAAAAATTTACATATAATAAAATTGATATTCCATTAACTACATCTAACAATGAATCTACAGAATCCGTAAGTGAAATAACAGGTATTGCTATACCAAGTATGTTTGAATTATTAATTAAAAAAAAAATGGCTATTTTTAATGAATTAATTATTGATAATTTTGAAAATAATCTAATGTGTCAAAGTAATCTTGCTGAAAAAATTAAACAAAAAACAAAACAATATAATCTTAATAAAATTAATATTTCTACATTAACAGTAGATCAATTATTATATATTGCGAATTGTTGGAATTCTTGTAAAAGTGGATATTTATTTAAGATTTATCAAATAACAAATTATACGTGGTTATCAAAACATAATCTAGATGAATGTATTAAACGTATAACTAATTTAAATATTGCAAATAATGCCAAATTTGAATATAGGGTAAGTATTGAAAATACCAAAGAATTATTAAATAGAGAATTAATTGGTTATTTAGATTGTGTTGATAATAATATTATATATGAATTTAAATGTGTAAAAAAAATTACAAAAGAACATTATTTGCAACTTGCGGTTTATATGTATATATATGAAATGAATAAAAAAACTGATAATACAACAAGTTATGTATTATTTAATATTTTAACAAATGAATATTATACGATCGAATGTGATATTGAAAAATTAAAAGATATAATTAAAATCATAATATATTACAAATATACTAAGAAAAAAGTTTTGACTAATAAAGAATTTTTAGAAAATAATAGAAATATATATAATTTATATTATTAATTTAAAACACTATTTTGTTATATATAATTTTCATATTATAATAATTTTATTTCATTATCAATATCTTTAAAATTAATATTTAGTTTAAAATATTTTGGATATATTCCTTTTATATATTTGATGTAATTTGTTATAATCATTATTGCATATAGTTCTTTCTTTTTTTGAATCGCTTCTTCTTTTGTATCAACATTTTTTTTATTTTTAATACCAGATATGTTCATACTAATACAATATTTAAAATTTTGAATATTGGTTTTTATATTAGGATTACCCCATTTAACATAACTAATATGACTAACATTTTGTTTTCTATCTTTTCTATTCCAACAACACTCAATCATAGCTCTTTGTGTATTAATATGACAATTAACCCATTCTAAATTTCCTATATAGTTATTCTGTTTATTATTATCTTTGTGGTCTATTATCATATTACTTGTATCATATTTTATTTTCAAATGATATTGAATAACTAATGAATGAATTGTTTTCCTACAATCTTTTTTATTTTTATCAATAATTGTGCAACTTAAATGGTCGTGTTTTATACTACTATTATTTTTAGATAATTGTTTTCCATTCTTATTCTTAATATTTCCAAAATTTGATATGAAATATCCTGGAAAATCAGGTAATATTTCTTCCCAATATTCATAATCGATTTCTATTTTAATTACTTTAACAAGTTTAATTTCTTTATAATTTTCTGGATTTTTGTGCGAGTGTAGAGCATTTCCACTTTTATTTGTCCATTCTAAATTAGTATATAATGGATTTGCTCTATTTCCATCTTTATGATTTACAATATTATATAATTCGGGATTTGGATTATTCACAAAACTTTCAGCAACTAAAATATGAACTCTTTTTTTTGTATTTTTATTAGTATATTGTTTGTATAACGTTGCAATTAAATATCCACTTTCATTAACATATGATTTAATATTTTTGTTTGATAATTTAGACCAAATATCACCTTTATTATTAATATAATAATCTTCAAAACCTTCTATATTTTTCCAATCATTTTCATTATAATTTTCAGGCAAATGTGTATCATTATTTTTATAAATATTTGCCTTTCTGATACAAGATATACATTTATTACAACCACCGGTTAATACAATATTTTCTTTAATCTCTCTTTTAGCATTACTAAAATGATTTGATGCTTTCACTTCAAATAAATAATTATGTTTTTTACAAGTAATTTTTATATTGTTTTTCATACCAGTATAAATACATAATTCATAACAAAATCGTTCTTTGTATGATGGATTAATATTCCATATCTTATCTAAAAATTCTTTAGTTGTTTGTTTTTTCATTTTAATTTACAGTTAAAAATGTTAATTTCATTTTTATATTTAAAAATGATATTGTATAATACATTATAAAGCTATGTTAAATCATTGGTTAATAAGAGTTAAAGATGGTAAAAATTTTAAAAATAGTAAATATCCTTTTTGGGGAGTAACAGCAGGTAAAATTAATAATATAAAAACAATAGTATCAAAAATAAATAATGGTGATATATTATGGTTTTTATGTAATAAATCAAATCATAATAAGATCATAGGTATGGCTACATTTACTAAATTTTTAGATAAACGAGATGAACCTTTAATTGCTATAGAAACTGTTAATAATATAAAAAATGATAAATATATAGTATATAACTAAAAATGGTTATTTATAGTTGTGAAAAATGCGGAAAAGAATTTAGTCAAAAAGGACATTATACAAAACATTTAAATAAAAAAAATCCCTGTGTAGTTGAAAGTAAGATAAAAGAAATGTTAGATAAAGTAGTTGAAGAAAAATTAAATAAAGTATTTGAAAAATTAAATATTAATGAAAATACAGAAGAAGTAATTATAAATACAAAAGTTATTTCATTATTTACAGGAATTGGTGGTATGGATATGGGATTTGATGGTGAAGTAATTGTACACAAAGATTCAATTATAAATAAAGAGTTTATAGATAAACCATACACTATAAATGATTTTGTTGTATTGAAAAAAAACAACTTTGACTGTGTATTTCAAAATGATATACTTAAAGGGGCAAAAGAAGTATTTGGATTTAATAATGATAATTCAAAATATAATACAACAAGTATTTATAATTTGATTTCAGAAAACTTCGTATTTCCAAAAGCAGATATAGTTATAGGAGGATTTCCTTGTCAGGACTTTTCACACGCAGGAAAACGGAAAGGATTTAAAAGTAATAAAGGACACGATCTAAAAGAAAAAGTAGACATTAAAAAAAAAAACAGTAGAGGAACATTGTATAAAAGTTTTGTTGAAGTGGTTAAAAAAGTTCAACCAAAAATGTTCGTTGCTGAAAATGTATATGGTCTTATTACTATGAAAAATGAACCTATTAAACAAATTATGAACGATTTTGCGGAATTAGGATATGATGTTAATTATCAAATTGTATATTGTCCCGAATTTGGAATACCGCAAACACGTAAGCGAGTTATAATTATGGGGATTTCAAAAAAAAGAAGTGTAGACATTAATGAAGGATGGAATATAATTACAAAAAATAAAACCGAATGTTGTATCGGTAAATATTTTGAACATCTTGTAGAACCTAATATTACAAACGATATTTCCCAAATGGTATATTCAAAAGCCAAAAAACTTGAAAAAGGTCAAGGGCAAACCGAAATTAATCTTGATACATTTGCACCTACAATGAGAGCCGAACATCACGGAAATATTGAATTTCGAAGACACTCTAATAGTAAAATAAATATTAATGAAAATACTATGATTGAACGACGATTAACAGTTAGAGAGGCAGGATTAATTCAAACATTTCCTCCTAATTATGTATTTAGTAAAAAAAAAAATATGGTCGCATATAAGTATATAGGAAATGCTGTTCCACCTTTATTAGGCTACTTAATTGCTGATAAAGTCAATGAATTATGTAAAAGACATTTTGCTTAAATATTTGTATTTTCAACTTGTAAAGAAAGCTTATCTATTTGAAATTGTTCTTCTGATGTATTTCTGAGATAATCATCAAAAAATGCTTTAATACTTTCTTGTTTCACTATTTTAATCATATCATCTTGCCAAGACTTTTGGCACATTGTATGTTCTTCAATCCTTTTTAAAGAACATTTTGCATAATGTTCTTTCCAATTGTACTTATCTTTAGTAATAAGAGGAACTATATTATCTACATCATTCATTTTTTCAAAATTAATGAGAGGTCTTGGAGTTCTATCTTGAAATAAATCAATATCACTTTTACTCATAACATTATGATATTGCGAACATCTTACTATATATGGGTCTGAAGCTATGGATGGTCTCAAACAATAAATTAGCATTTGATTAATATCCAAATCTTTTATAGTTGAACCATGTATTTTTTTTCGTTTTGAAGATTTTAATTCTATTTTATGTTTTGTTTCTTTTCCATTAGGATATATAAATGTAATATTTATATCAGGTATTTTACATATGATCTCTATTTCGCTATATTCTGGGTATTTTATTTTCATTTCATCCCATGCTAATTCACAACATTCACAAGCTAATTTAGAATATTCAGTATCAAGATTAGATTCACCATTTTTCCATTTAATACTTTTTAATTTATCTTGTCTTCCATTAATTTTTTTTGTTGTTTTAATACAAAGTTTATAAACAGTATAATCGGTAATTTGTGGATAATTTGGTTTTGTTTCAGACATTTTGATTATTTTCTTTTCAATATTTAGTTTTTTTGTAGTGTTATCACTGGAATTATCTGAAGATTCATTTTCGTTTTCATCACTCTGATCAGATTCCTTCTTAGACTTGACTTCCTTCTTAGGCTCATCAGTCTTACTATCCTTCTTGTCAAGAAGGATTGCACCTTTCAACCCATCAATCTTAACATCTCTAGTGTTTCCTGGTTCTTCTTCTTTGTTCATAGTATCCTTAGCAATAGTCATCAGCTTACCGATGGTTGCCTTGATGTTGCTGTTGTTCTCACAGCCATCAAAATCAATATTCAATATAAGAGGTACAAGATACTTATGTATTAGTGTGTTATTATTTATGATCATTATAATAATTAAATCTCCATACTAACATCATTTTTTTCATTTTCAAAATAATATAAATAAAGCAAAAAGTGTTAATTTTTGGTTAGGTCTAAAATCATCTGAAAAATATGCACCCGATAAATGGATATTATATATCAATAATTTAACTGAATTTGGCAAATAAAATATAAAATATATTTATATATTTATATAATATATTTATATATTTATATAATATATTTTACATTTGTTTCCAGTCCATCATTGCTTGAATGATGGATTTTTTTGACGTTTTAGTATTTATTTTTTGAATCATAATTCAAGAAGATTTAGAAAAACATTATATAGGTTTTAAGTTTTATGGTATTCCAATTTAAACCATTTTTCATAAAATTATTTTTACTAAATGCCTTATATTAATTCCATTTTTTATAATAATTTATAAAATGCAAAAATTACTTAAATGCAGGTCACCGTTAAATAAATGAAAAACTTATAAATAGAAATATATATTCTTTAGAATCTTTTTTTAGTTTTTACAGTAAGTATTAGTAAAATATATATTAGATAAAACTAAATATGATAAAATATATTATAATAATAATATTATTATTCGTTTTAGATATAATATGGTTAAGTTTAAATGCTAAATATTATTCTAAAATGATAAAATCAATTCAAAATAAAGAAATTAAAATAAATATAATATATGCATTATTTACATATTTGTTAATGTTCGCAAGTATTATTTTTATCAATATACCTTTTATTGAAAGTAAAATAAACAAAACTGATAGTAAAACTGAAATTATTAAAAAATCATTATTATATTCGGGTTTATTAGGTTTATTTATATATGGTATATATAATGGCACTAATTTAGCAACATTAGAAAATTATGATATTAATGTAGCATTGAAAGATACATTGTGGGGTGTTATAATATATACAATAGTAACAACTACATATTTTTTAATTCCTTTTTAGTATATATTGCAAAATACTTTAATTCTTCACGAATTATAGTTTATTTCTCAACTTTGTATTATTAAAACATTATATGTTTTTATGGTATTACACTAACCGAAAAGAAAAATGAGACAAAACTATGTAAAATAATTAAGTCAAGTTTCTCAAATTAGTGTAAATGACAACATTAAAGTTGCTAACTACAATTTGACAGCTCGGAAGCGGTTGGTAGTTTTTGTATTGTATGACCTCTTCTATAATTTTCAGGTCTTTCATTATTTTTCATATAGTATTCAAATATCTTCTGAATATTCTTACAACCATTCTTATCACGATTGATACATCCTAACCTGTTGTTTTCCATTTTATATGTTAGGATAGAATGTATCTTTCTTGATTTGTTATTCTTGTCTGGTAAGTAAATATTATTACAAGATTCTTCAGTCTTATAATTGAGACAAGAAGTCCTATATTCATCTATATTATAGACTTGGAACCTTTCTTTTAGTTTCCTTTTTAATCCTATGTTTGGTGTTGATATAAAATTCTTCATTTGCTTCTCAATACACCAATCACCTATTATGATTATACTATCTTTGGAATAAGTCTTTTCAATTTTATTTAGCATATTGTCTTCTGTTCTTTTCTTATTGATAAAAGCATACCATTTGTATTGTCTAAACTTCTTATCTTGATACAACTTATAAAGTTCTTCATTTATTCTAATCTTTTTATCAATAAATGCTTTGTAATTATTCAAATCACAAGTTTTAGAGTTATATGAAGATAGTTCATTTTCTTTTTCTGTAATACCTAAATGGTCTTTATGTGTTTTGAGTTTAGTTTGATATTTTAATCTTTTAGTTTCTGACACTCTTTGTTTATTTGTATATGAAAAGAACTTACCTTCATCATTCATCATAGTAAATAATGTTCGCTTTCCAGGATCTATGAAAATATGTTTTCCTTTTAAATCAGTTTTATCAACTTCATCTATGTAAGGAAAATCATCATCTTTGATTTCTTTTTTTGCTTCTACTTCCTTTTTATCTTGTTTATTTTGTTTGGTAGTAGGATGTTTTTCTTTTTTGTCTTTCCTTGCTTGTTTCATCTTTTTTTTCTTTAATAATTCTTCTTCAATATAATCATTATGAATGAACCTTAAAGCAACAGCATATCCATCTGTTATAATAGTATGGTCAAACTGATAGTCTTTTATTTTAGGGGTAATTTTGAAGTATGTTCCCCATATAATTTCTTTGTATAGAATTACATTATCAAAATACTTCTTCTTATCTTTGTCTATTAAAAGGTCTATTATTGCTGTTGTATCAATCTGTATATGATTAGGAATAATAGATGTTTGTAAGGGAAAGAATTGATACATCTTGCCATCTATTTTTTCTAATTCAATATTCATAAATATCATATACTTCAGATACTTTTGAGGATGACATTTTACATCATAATGATATGATTTCTCAAATGATTGTGGAACAATCTTATAACGATTTTCATTTATCCAATTATGGTATTTTTCATCACTTTTTAATGTTCCATTTATGATATCTGATTTAACAGAATGCAACTCTTTAAATAACTGTTTCTTAAACTCCTTGTCATTTAATTTATCTTGATATTGATGTTTAAAATAAGAGTTTATAAACCTCTTGACATAGTCAAAAAAATGTAGTTTAATATTGTTTTCAATTGATGTTAGTATAGTAGTAACATAATAGTTAAGTATAGAAGAAAGGTTCTTACCATTTTCTAATGTAAATGTATGTAATGCTTTGAACTCATTAAGCAATAATAAATTATTATTCTTTGATTTAGGTCCTTTTGATGGTAAGAGAAGTGATTTCATACACATACTGATTGTATTTGCGTCAATTGTAGGTATTTCAATACAATTATGAAACTTTTCTAAACACCATAACCTTAACAATAGATTTGTTTTTGTTGTAATATAGTTTGCTCTATAAACAGCATCTTGTATTCTATTGAAGATATTGATACTGTTATCATTATCTTTATGTAAAATAGAATGTAAAGGTAATTTGATACACTTATATTTATCAGGTGGTTTCTTCATATGTAATAGTTCTATATAATAGAAGTATATTATTCTTATATACTTTTACAAAAATAAAATTATAGTATTGTTAGTTGATAAAATCATTTTGATTCATTTTTATAGGTGATTGTGGAACACCATCTAATGATATTTTTTTATATCTATTCATATCATTAGTTTGTAAATATTGTATTGATTTATCATAATTTACCTTGTATATGTATGATTTATTATCAATAAATACATCTGTATTACCCCATATTGGTAGTTCATCATAGATATCAAAATGTAGTTTTACTTTTTCATAACATCTCATCAATCTTTTTTTATCAGTATCTGAAATCAACGGATGCAATAGTACTTCCTTAATTGTTTGAAGTTTTTCTAATTGTTGATTATTGTTATTTCTAATATTTTTCTTACTTTGCTGTAAATTTTGCTGTCCTTTCCATTGAACACTATTTTTTGCTTCTACCCATATTTTTTGAAAATATTCACTAATATCTGTTTTAAATGTATCTTTTCTGTCATATGAAGGGTAATCAAAAATATCTTTATTTTCTAATCCATCAACAAAAAACTTATTTATTACATCACTATATACAATAAGTATATCATCATAATTCAAAGTAGTATCATCATCAATAATATTATTATTTTTATCACACAATTTCCATTTATTTTGATATAATTTACCAATATTTATTTTTTTATTATAATAAAATTTAAATTTGTTATTGTTATTACTCTGTATGTCTTCATTATCAATAAGAATTGAAGTTCTAAAGTCATCAGTTATTTTATATACACCACCTAATATTCCAAACATACCTTTCCAACCTGATTTTATAATTTTATCTGCGTGAGGTTTATAAACTTCTTCTTTCCAAATGTTAGTATCACCCTTTATCTCTATCAGAATGTCTTCGTCACCAAACTTGATAATAAAATCTGGTATATACCCCTCTAAATCTATGGGTTCATATTCCCAGTTCCAACCTAATTTTTCAAAAATATATGCCCATTGTGCTTCTATTCTACTTCTGAATTGAATACCTCTTACACCAATTGTTGGAATGCCTTTATTATTTGACATAATAATAGTTATATATAGCAATATATATAATCTTTATATGATTTTATTTTTTCCTATGTTTCATATATCAAAATCATAAGACATTATTCATTTCTTTTTGTTTATTTCTCCATTTCTCTTGTGCTCTCCTTCTATATTCTCTTAATTTCTCTGGGTTTTCTTCTTTCAGTTTTTGTAAATATTTAGCACCATTTTCCATAACCTGTTTTTTGTTAGTTTCATAATACTTCTTATGACTATTACTATAAGTATATTTTTTCAAATGTTCTCTCAATTCTTCATTTTCTTTCTTCAGTCTTTCATTTTCTGCTACCAGTTCTGATATATCAATATTAGTAGTTGTCATAATGTTATATAATAATATATATATAGACAACTTTTAAATGCTTTATTAGAGTAAGAAATGAAACAACATTCTGATGATTACAAGCTTACAGCAGTCAAATATTATTTAGAAAATGATAAACCTATTCGTTATGTTTGTAATAAAATATTCAAATGTAAATATCAGTCTTTGTCTAAATGGAAATTAAGGTTTCAGAAAGAAGGTAAAATAGACAGAAAGAAAAGAGATAATCATAAACTTAAAATAACACCTGAAATGATATCATTCGTAAAACAAAATGTTGGACTACATCCAACAATTACATTATGGGAGTTATCTAAACTTGTAGATGAACAATTCAAAGTAAAATTATCAGACCATTCTATATATAACATATTACACCAAAGTAAAATAACAAGAAAGAGGTTGAAGAACAAATACTATCCAGAGAAGAAAGAAGGACAAGAAAAAGATGATTTGAAAACCTTCTATAAACAACTTTCCCAATATAAATATGATAAGACTATTTGTTTAGATGAAACATCAATATACTTGAATATGACTTCATCATATGGTAGAAGCAAAAGTGGTACAAGAGCAATTTATAAGATTAATAAATATCCTTTCAAAAGATACAATATGCTTTGTGCTATCAGTGCTAACAAAGTAGTAGGTTATGTATTATATAAAGACCTCAAAGGTGGTATCAAAACCAATAATATTATAGATTTTTATAATGATGTAATCAAAGATAACTATAAAGACCATCTACTTATAATGGATAATGCTGTTATTCACAAGTCTAAAATAGTAAGACAAACAATAGAAGAAAGTGGTAATCATCTACTTTATAGTGTTCCATATCATCCAGAGACAAATGCTATAGAAGAATTCTTTAGTCAGTTAAAACATTATATCAAAAAGCAAAGTCCTAATACTTATGATGACATACAATTGGTAATAAAAGATATCAACAAAAATAAGATAACAAAAGAACACTTAACAAACTATCTGAAACATAGTTTTAGAATATATAAACATAAGTAAGTTTTGTCTCATTTTTCTTTTCGGTTGGTGTAATATAACATTGATTTCATTAATGTTATTTCTTTTTCTTGCATATCAATAATTTTTTTTGCTAATAGTTTTAATTTTGGATTTTTTGTTATATTATATATATTATGTGATGTTGTTAATGCTGTAGAATGATGACTAATCATTCTTAATAACCATTGTTTATCATCAACAAATAATTGTTGTCGTAATAAAAATATAGATATGAATATAGATAAAATTATACCAATACAAAATACTAGAATATTTAAATGACCCATTGTTAAATAATGAACAATTTCGTGTACCCACATCATATTAGAAGCCATTAATAAACCACCATAAAAATAATGTTAAAGATAAATATAAATCAGAAAATCTAAATGCTAATATATTCATAGGATTAAATAACATACCAATTATAACCATTACAATAAACATTATTATTTATTTATACAATATTGATTCCATTATTTATATAATAAAAATTATTATTTGTTTATTATTATTTGTTTATTATTATTTGTTTATTATTAATAAATGCCTTATATTGCTGAGGGAACTTATGGTTGTGTATTTACACCACCATTAAAATGTGAAAAAAAAACTAAACAAACACAAGTAGGTAAAATATTTCAAAATAAAGCTACAATGGAAGAAGAAAAAGTATTAGCAGAAAAAATACATAAATTAGATAAAAAAGGTAAATGGACTGTTCCTTATTTTGGGAATTGCACAACAAATATTAAAGATGCATCAATAACTGATAATGTAAATGATTGTAAATGGATTACAAAATATACAACAAATGTTGAACAATTAATTTATCAAAATGGTGGAATGGATCTTCATCAATTAGTAGTTAATTTTAAACTATTGGATGATCATTTTTTTATTGATGATCTTATACAATTATTTGTTCCATTATTAAAAGGTTTAGAGGATCTTAATGATCAAAAATTAACACATTGTGATATAAAACCGCCTAATATGTTATATAACTTTGAATTAAATAAGTTATATATTATTGATTTTGGTTTATTAACAGCTTATAATGAAATTGGAACAATTGAAAAAGATTATTTATTAGAATATTCATATCCTTATTTTCCACCAGAATTTAAAATATATTCAAAATTAATTTTACATAAATCTAATATTAATATTTTAGATATATTATACAATTATAGTTTATATGATATAAAAAGTTACATTCATTTTATGTCTCAATTTATAGATATTCCTACAGAAATTAATTTATTAATTGCAAAATCTTCACAAAATAAAGATTTATTTAAAGAAAAATTTAATAAAGAATATGTATCAAAGATTGATGTATATTCATTAGGAATGACATTTATTGAAATAATTTATAATATTAGTAAAAAACATTCGATCAAAAGTAAAATTAAAAATTTTAATTATTTTATGGATTTTATAAAAACGGTTATTATTCCTATGATACATATTGATCCTGATAAAAGATGTAATGCAAAAGAAGCATCAAATAAACTTAAAATATTATTAAAAAAATATAATATTAAGCAAACTAATTCAAGTCAATCAAAAAGTGAATCAAAATCACCAACAATACCTGTTAATAATTGTCATAAATTAAAACGTGATGAAATTATTAAATTATTAAAAAAACAAAATAAATCTATTTATGGTAATAAAAAAATATTATGTGATCGTTTAAATAACATTGCAACATCTCCTAAACCACCTATTAGTACTGCACAGAAAAATTGTGAAAAACAAAAAGCAATTGAAATAAAAAAACAATTAGAATTACAAAAGAAAGCAAAATATGGAACTAAAAAACAAATGTGTGAAAGATTATTATCTTGATAAAACTATATAAAAGATTATTATTAACTTGTTAATAACTTTTTAATTATTTTTATATTTATAATATATAAAAGATTATTATAAATTAAAATCATTTAATATCTTTAGATATTAAACAATATTCTTTAATAAAAATTTAACCAATTTAGAGAAAAATGATAACATTTCATTAATTTTTATTAATGTCTAAGTGTCCTCACAATCGTTTTAAACCATATTGTAAAGAATGTGGTGGTAGTCAAATTTGCGAACACGGAAAAATTAAATCAAGATGTAAAGAATGTGGTGGTAGTCAAATTTGCGAACACGGAAAACAAAAAACATTTTGTAAAGAATGTGGTGGTAGTCAAATTTGCGAACACGGTAAAAGAAAATCACATTGTAAAGATTGTGGTGGTAGTCAAATTTGCGAACACGGAAAACAAAAATCAAAGTGTAAAGAATGTGGTGGTAGTGCTTTTTGCCCACATAATCGAGAAAAATCAA